TACCCGAATCTACTACTGGGGCTTCAAAATCTGGGTATTCATCTGCTCTTACGAGCTCCCAACCTTCTCTAAGTTTTGCGGAAACATTCTTGGTATCATTGAAACCACGAGTTTCTGCTCTTACCCATCGATGTTTAAAGCCATCTGGTGCGGGTGGTGCATCCAGCATGGATGGTGGAGCCCACGGCTTACGCGCTGCCGCCTTCTCCCTTGTCTGTGTTGCGCGAGGAGTTCTTTTAATAGAACCTTCAAACATTTCGTCTTGTTGTGCCATTTATTTTACTCCTTAACGTATTTTGCGTATTGTTCTAGACTTACTCCAAGTTTTTTGGCCATAGCCACTTGTCTTTGAGTTAATCTAACCTTGTTCCCACTACTGCGCCCAGTTCCGGAGGACCTATTTACAGAAGCAACCGTCTGGGCGGGTCGTTTGCTCTGGGATCCTTCCTTAAACTTATGAGGAAATTCTTCCTTCATACGTCTATCTAATGTATCATAGTACTCATCGCTCTTCGGGTCAATACCTTCTGACTCAACAAGTTCTTTATGTATACCAAATGCTGCATATGTCATGGCGCTGTCTTCGCCAAACCAATCATTTCTTTGCGCCCAACTTTCCGCTTTAGGATCAGGTCTTGCAGGAGCCTGAACAGGCTGTTGTTGGGCCACAGGCTGTGCCTGAGCATGCTTTTGTCTTCTTTCGTTAGCAGACTTAGCTTGAGACGCTCTATCGGCCTCTACGGCTAATTGTGTCATTTTTCTTTGAGCAGCTACCGCAGCTTCTGTATCACCAATTTCCATGGCATTTCTTAAAACAGCCTCTGTCTGAGCCATCTCTGATTCTACGCGACCACTATACTGATCAACATAGCTATTATCCATTTGATTTAGTCTTTGGGCTAATTCTGCGTTTTCTTTAGCCTTTATTTGCGCGAATCGAGTAGCTTCTTCAGCATTTTTTTCAGCTTCGCGCATCTTTTTTGTAAGTCTATTAATTCTCTTCTGAGTTTGGTTCTCACTTTTCTTAAACTCATCTTCAGTATCTTCAGAAGTTGTGCCAATAGCTTCTTGAACAGTTTCCTCATTTGGAGAATCATTTTCAACAGTAACTTCAACATCAGGACCTTCTTCTTCGCCTAAGTCTAAATCTAATTCAGCTTGTGCTTCTTTTCCACTCATATCTACCTCTTAATAATGTAAAATGTCTTCAGGGTCCATAATTTTTGCTAAAATCTCGTCATCATTTAAAATTCTGACCTCTCCGCCGTCTATTTTAAAACGAGATCCTGCATATCGGGCAAACATCACCCAATCCTTCTCCGCGCACCACGGTCCTGCTGGAAACTTTTCTGTGTCCTTATAAGCCAAAGGACCTGTTTTTAATACATAACCGACTTGTGTGGAAACTTGACCGTCTTCTACAACCTTATCCGGTAACAAAATACCACCTTCTGTTTTACCTTTACCTCTGTAAGGTAAAATAAGTATTCTCCAACCTGTTGGTTGAGGCATTCTGTCTATTAAGCTCTGTTCAATTAAGCTAGGATCTAAAACTCTGTCTTTTGGGTCTACATAAGCCCCATTTAATTCTGTTGCTGATGCTTCCATTTAAACTTCCTCTTGTTCTTGCTTCTCTAAAAGATTTTTTATTTCACTTTCTAAAAAATCTAAAGACTTTAACTCTCCCATAAGACCTTTGTAATGCATCATGTCTTTTACATTATCAAACTCTAGTGTCTCACGAATAAGTTCTCTTCTTTCTTTTATAAGCCTAAATACAGCTTGTGCAAGATAAATCTCATTCATTTCTATAAAAACCTAATATTTTCTTATTCTATCGTATATTCTTCTATATAATCAGACGTAGTTTGACATACTGGGCATTTATATTCAACAAATTTTATTATTCCTGCAAAAGGCACAGGTTCTTCAATGACTTCTTTTTTAAAAGCCATCTTATGAATGTAGCAAATATTATCGTCCTTGGGCACGTCTCAAACCGGTTACATGTTTTCTGTAAAAATAACTAGAGATCTTATTAAAAAATTTAAATAATTCTAAATTTACGCGAATCATTACATACACAAGTCCTGATACTTAGTTGTGTGAAGTCTATGCTTCGATAAATCTCTACTAGAAGAAGTTAATAATTTTTTAATCCAATTAATCATTTTGTTAAACCTTTCTGTTTTTCATATGTCCTCAAGCCGCCCAAGCCAAGCATACCCATCAACACTGTCATCAAGCTACCCATATCAAAAGTCGGTAGTTCTGGAATAGCAACTCCAATATATGCACACAAGAATATAGTTACTGGTGCTAATACGAAATGCCAACACAGTGCTACACCACAAGTCCAACCAATAAATGGCCTCCACCCTGCAACAAAGATTGACTTATGTTGTGCCTCTGCTTTGTTAATTTCAAGCTGACCTTTAGCTAGTTCTTGTGCATGATTCTCAGCCATAGTTGCCACCTCATGTGCCAACTTATTCTTCATGTCTTTGTCTTCTATGAACTTTCCAAGTAAATTACTTACTGGCCCTATCAATGCAGTTAACATTACTTATGCTCCTTATGTTCGTGACCCATCCATATACCAAATACACCTGTCATTACACCCATAACCACAGATACAAAGGCTGACTGTGCAGCTGTTGGTGCATCTAAATCCATAAACCATTCAGCACATCTCCATGACATGACTGTACTCGCAAGCATCATACATCTAGGTAGTATCTTCCATTTAAGGAACTGTTCTACTGTAACCATTAGTACACCTTCACTTCTTCTGCATTTACAAAAGGTATTAATTTACACATACATTCATACACCTGTGGTTTGTCGTCTTTCATATATGTTTGATTATTTAATTTATCTCTGTATTGCAAACAAACATTGACATCTTGAAAGTAAATACCACCAGTGGCTATACCATTTAGTGTACAAGCAAGCATAAAAGCTGTCACTTTTACATTAAATCCCTGTAGTAATCAGAGTTTGGAGCAAACACCTCTCCGCCATCAGCCATTTTTACAGGTTTAACCTTGTCTCCATGACCCTCTCTAATTAAAAATTGCTCAAAACTCATAGAATCTGAAGCAGGACCATCAAAAAATTCTTTCCTCAAATCCTTCTCGCTTCTTTTATCACTTTCTTTAGCCACCTTGACCTCCTTGGTTGTTTCGTTGTTTCAATAACTCTCGCTCCATCGAAGAATCAATCCTAGCTTGTGTTATTTTTTCTTGACTTTGTAGTCTTTGCTGGAATTGATCGTCTCTCTGCTGTACTTTCTTCTCTTCAAGCCCTAGTTTAGCCCTGTCTATCTGAGAATCATTCTGTTCAGCCTGCGCTTTCACCTGCAACTCCTTCTCTTTCAACTGAACTAATGGGTCAGGTCCCTGACCGCTTAACTGACCACTTAGAGATTTCAGTTGCGACATACCCTCAGCTACATATTGGGCTGTCTTAGCTTCTATATCAATCATCTGCTCTTCTGATAAAGCCTGACCACCACCGGCTTGAATTAAGTCAACCGCAGCTCTTTCACGAGCTCCAATCTTAACATGCTCCATTATATGTTTTTGAAGGGCCACCGCCATTTGTGGAGATTGAGCGACTAGAGGTGTGGATCCAAAAACCATGTGCGACATTATATGCGCTTCATGATTCTGCCCCTCAAAAGCTACTAACTTAATCTGATCTAAAATATCTATGTTCTCTTGTGCTGGATCCTTCGGTGTAGCCTCTGGCTCTGGGGTACGTTTCAAGATCCTGTCAATATCCCTTACGCCCAGCGCCTCGTACATGTCTCTAAAAATCTCATACATGTTGTGCATGTCAGGAGCGGATGTAGCTAACTGCATCTTAGTTTGAGCTAAAGATATGCGCTGGGCCTGACTGAAAACATTCGGATTAGATACAGGTAATACATCTACCCTGTCATCAAAATCCTGTCTTCTAATACTGCTATCAACACCTGTTATACTATAAGGATATTCGTCAGGTAAAAACTCCGACATAACCTTAGATAACAGCTTAAACTCAATCTTCATCGCATAATGTAAGCGCTTATGTACAGCAGACATGACCCGTGAGCCCTGTTCCAACATCGCTATAGTTGTTCCTACCGCTGCGTTTTGATTTCCATCACCAACTTTCAAGTCCGTAATCGTAGCAAATCTCTGACCCGCATCGACTACAAAACCCAATAAACTCATCAAAGTCTGGTCAGGTCCCTTGAACGGTAAGGACATTAAACTCGCTTTTATATCACCACCTGGAGCATCTACATCCCTAAACTCTCCCGGTTGTAAAGGCTCATCATCATCCCTGATCCGTAGGCCGCGGGCCTTGAACCCTGCGGGTAAGTTCGATAATGTACCTGCATCTATCAACTGCCTTAGTGCAGCAGTCGCGGTTCGCGATAAACCACCAATCGTATGAATAAGTCCTAGCCCGTAAAAACCAAACCCCGGAAGAAACTTGTAGTGTACAAAATATTGTATCTTCGCTTTCTTATCATCGTCTTCTCTGTAATTCCTGCGAATCGATAGAATTTGTCCGTTATCTTGTGATATAGTAACAATATAAGGAACCTTGATGCCTGTCGGCTCACCGTCCTCGTCTGTCTCTTCATAACCTTCAAGATCCAAATCAACATGACATTCTAACAAAGTACAGTCATAATCTATCTGAGATGGATACATACCATCAATGCGTTCAATCTCGTCAGTCAAACTACCTGATTCGCTCTGGGCCGGTATCACAGGTATATCCCTATAAAATCCAGAAACTTGACGCTTTCTCAAATCATTTAAACTTAATTTTAAAACTTGTGTGATATTAGGACAAGTTTCTAGATCCGTGGTGTTGTAAGGTACAATCAAGTTCTCAGCAGGAACAAACTTACTTACAGCTCTTTCTAAGTTCTCATCATAGTAAACCTTCTTAAATGTACTACCCGCTAACGGTAAATAAAATAACATCTGATCTAATTCAGGTGTATATTCTTCCATAACACAAGTTATGTAGTAATTCATAAACTCCTTTACTCGTTGAGCTTGATCTTCTTTTTCAGGAGTACTCGATCCAAGCACAGTAGTTCGCACGGGGCCAGTTGGGGGCAACAGTTCATTGAAGGCTTGGGCTTGGAACTGCGTTGCCGATTCCGCCAAAAGCGGGTGAGTAACCCCACTCGCACCTCTGAACGGCTGGGATCTTTCTTCGTAGCTAAACCCAAGTAATTCCAAACCATTGGCGAAAGCATCTTCCCACTCCTGTCTACCACTCTTGTTTTCATCAAATTCACCAGATAACTCACTTGCAATCCTGCCAAGTAAGCCATCAGGCATCTCTTCAGCTAAATTAGCATAGAAGTCTTCAGTCGTGCCTCGTTGATCCCGTGGCTCAAAATCAACGATAACACTTCCATCATCTTCTTCCATAATCTCTACGTCTTCTGGGATAGGACCCATGTCAAGACTGTCTGGCATCTCTATCTCTACTTCAGCAGCTAATTCATCTTCGTCCAGCTGAGATGGGACATTTTCCACCATACTGCCTATTGGTTCTCTTGCCATGTAATTCTCCTTTTAGGTACTATACCATGAATTTTATAAAAGGTTCAATACCTTGTGGTCCGCGGGTCATGTTTACCGCTTTGTCTTTCAAACTTACTACGCCGCCGTCTTCCATCATAAAGTCAGGATCGTCAAACTTGGCAGGGTCTTTAGCAGCGGACGGATTTTGCAAAACCTTAGTGCTGCCCTTTGGTCTGTCTAATAACATTACATATGAAAGATTACCAGTATCTTCATACTTGTTGACGTATGGTATATGTGTAAACCCTTCATCAGCCAACTCTCTTGAAAGTTTTTGCATAGCTTTTCTTATATCGTTATCGGAAACATTAGGGCTTTCAAAATATAAATCATCTTTTGAAAATTTGTTGTTACTTAATCGTCCTAATTGATTAGCTTTAAAAAGATCTAATTCTTCTTCAGTAAAAGGTTTTTTGGTTGCAGGGTTTAAAAAAGGTTTACTTAGATCTGCTTTTAAAGGCACAGAGCCCCCAAGAGTTTCTTTATTGTCCGGTTTTATATCTCTTTTTTGTATGTCTTTAAGTATTTCATCAGCACTTTTACCTTCATATCTCTTGTTAAGATCCGGCATTATACCATAGTTTTTTGTGAAAAAACGATCAGAAGCCGCCTTGGGCGTGGACCCTACATGTGGGCCTAGGTCTAAGTAAGGTAATTTATTTAAATCAAACTCTGTAAATCCCGGCTCCATAGTGAAATGATACACAGGCGTGTCTATCTTACCAAAAGCAATCGCCTGCTTCATAGCAGATCTTTGATCTCCAATACCTCTGCCGCCCGGCACCTCTGTGATTTTAGCATCACCCGCTGCCGCTCGTATTACATCCTTATAATCTTTACCGCCCTGAAGAATAACATTATCATACCCGTCTAGCGTGTTCTTAATCCTGCTCATCTGATTAGCATCTTGTTTAAACATCTCTGCCTTTTTTGGGCTCATTTTGTCGTCATACTTTTTAATTGGAGTATCTGCCCTGATCAAGCCGTGCTTAGCGGACATTATAGCTACATCAACATCAATAGGCGTACCCATAGCTTTTAAACTTTGGAATACTGGACCAAGGTAACGATCAATAGCTTTCTTGTCCCCTACATCAGGGCACTTCGTATCACTACAAGATAAAACCAATAAACGTCTGTTCTTCTTAGACTGTGGGGCAAACAAGCTGCCTGAACCTAAATCTATGTCGTCAGCTGCTTTTGCTCCACCCTTGGGAGGCTCAAAATCTGTCATAGCTAAAACAGAACTGTCTGGACCATCCGTCGCCATTTTAGGTCCCATGTACGGAATAAAACCCTCAATCCCTTTTTTTACATATCTAGCTACAGGACCTACACCGGGGAGCACACTTGCAACACCTAAAGTCGCCAGACCAGTGCCAGCCGCTGATTCTACAAAATCATCGCTTGAAATCATCTTACCGCTTTGAGACAAAACTTCCGGTAACTCGTATGCCGCTATAGCTTCACCCGTGCCGGGTAAAAAAGATAAAGCATCATACGCATCTTCTATGGAAGTACCTTTTTTGTCCTTAGCTTCTAAACGAGATAAAACATCCCTATAACTTTGTTGATCCTTAGCCATCTCTTCCAAGAACCTGTGCTAACTGGGCCATGAGCCGTGGGTCGCGGGATTGGGTTGCACCACCCTGTTTCATTATACGGTTCATTACCAGCATGTTCCTGTCAGCCGGTATCTCCTGCATTTCAACTGTTGTCTTTTTCATTATACTTTCTATGCCAGGGGACCCGCCATATTTCAAAGGTATATACTTTGGTTTGACGTAGTTAGTGTTCAACAGATCAATGCCACCTAAAGGAGCATCCGCCAAGCCGCCTTCGGACTCGCTACCATCGAACTCTAAAATTTTTTTTCTTAATTCATCCATAGGCTCATCAAATTCTTCAGGAGCCCTTGTTGTGTCTTGGTCTAAAGGGTCCAACGCATAAGGATCCTCTTCTAACATCCTTATAATTTCATCGTATTCTGTGTCTAAATCTTGTTTATCCATTAAATACTGATCGCCAAAATCAGTGCTACTATCAAAAATAGGAATATTGTCTTTGTTTGCGTTGCGTACTACACTTTCAGCCATGTTCACCTCAATAATAAGCCCTTACCTGAGCTGACCCATCGCCTTCTTCCCAATCATCTGTCGGCAACTGTACAAAATTACCTTGACGATAACGCATTAAGGCCTGTGTCATGCTATCCACAAGGTCATCATACTCTCCATTTGGAAAAGCTGCAACCTCTTCTATCATCTCATCTGCAAAAGTTTCGTCAGGGACCCAAACCATCCCTGCCTCAAACAAAGGAGAGACAGCGTGTACTCTCGATACCTTATCATTACCTTTACTCGGTGTAAAGTTTACAACAGGTATACCCATATTTCTTAATTCATGGGTCAAAGGCAGTCCCGTAGCCTTAGCTTCTATAATTACTGTTTCGGGGTCCCAATAATTGTACTGCTCTAAGGCAATATTCTTTAATTCAGGGAAATCCCACCTGTCTTTTACACTGTCAAGGAGTATCAACGCCGGTTGACCCCCTATCTCCTCTGGAAAAAACACACCCCATGTCGTTATAGCACTAAAGTCAGCCGTTTCGCGCTTTGAAAACGCCGTATCATAGCTTTGAATGACATATTGCAGATTAGGAACAGACTTTTTCTCCCATCTCTTCCACCATTCTCTCTTAATTATCGCATTTTCTTCACCAGTCGGCTGCTGCTGGTACTGTGCATTCCATTTACTAGGCGGAATAGACGCTTTTACCGCCGTTAAATCATCTAAACTCCAATATTCGGGCCAACAAGGCTCACCATTATCAAAAATGGCAGGCAATTCCACTATCTCCCACTGATCCGCTAGGGGATCCTTTGCCATTGAGCGGACCAACTGACCTGTTAAGTCCTTCTCTGACCACCTTGTCTGTACCAAAACTATACTTCCACCCGGCTGAAGTCTCTGTCGGGGGCCCCCTGTGTACCAATCCCACGCATCTTCAAAACCATTGTTACTCATAGCCGTTTGTTCAGAGTGAGGATCATCTATTATAACTAAATCACCACCACGACCCGCTAAGTTCGAGCCAACACCCACCGCATAATACATACCACCCTTATTCGTGTCCCATCTTCCTGACGCTTTACTGTCTACCGCCAAGCTCACATCTGGGAATACCGTCTTGAACTCATCTGTCTCAATAAGGTTCTTAACCTTTCTACCAAAATTAACAGCAAGTTCTGTTGTGTGTGTTGCCTGAATGATCTTCATGTTCGG